CATATATTTATCAGTAAGATTATATCTAAAAGTTTTTGTTTTAATTATACTGAAAATTTTATTTATTACTTCACTATTTAATACTTCACTAGCAAAATCATTATAGATCTTTTTATGTAATCTGTGATCCAATTTTAAATTAACACTATTAAAAAATAAAGAATAAATTTTTAAATAACAAGACAATTTTATAATTTTTTCAATTTCATCAACAGAAAATAAAATACTAGTTTTTTTAGCTTTGCTTTCATCAACAAATTGAGAAAAATCAATATTTTTTATTTTTAAATATTGATCAACATATGATTTAATTGTTGGAACATTTTTTTCAATTACATGAAATTTCTCAATTACTGTTGTGTATTCTTCCAGAAAATTAATAAACCATTCATCAAAATCTGGACAATTTTTTGAAACATTTTCAATAAAATTAGTTACAATAAAAAATTTGTTTGTAATTGTACTTGAAATTAATGTTATTTCTAAAAAACTTTTCTCCTCTTCATCTTTAAAAATTTCTAATTTTTTGTCTACTAAATTAAACCTAATCATCAATATCCTTTCTTTTTTAAAAGTTTAAAAATATATTTAATCTTCTCTATCATAAAGTAATATATGTAGTAGTATTTACTATAACTGATTTAAACTTGAAAATTTATTCGTCATCATCCTCATCTGGTATATTTCTTTTTAATGCAGCAACCCCAGCATCAAATGAATTATCTATATTGGCCATAACATTTTCAACTTTATCTGTAACTCTATCAATTGATTGAATTATTGAAGGAACTAAACCTTCTGCTGATAAAATTGCAATAACATTTATTTCACCTGTTAAACTTAAATTATATTTGTTCATAAAATTTTGTAATTTTGTTAATCTAGAAGTAATATTTGTTCCACATATTGCACTCATACAATTTAACGCCTGCGCAGCTTGTCCAAGAGTTGTATCTAGTTTATTATCTTTAACTTGATTTTTTAATGCAGTTACTAATAATGATACATTATATTCTGCGCCTATGGCCGATGCTAAAGATCTTAATGTTGTATTGGCTTCCTCCTTAACTGAATTTTTTATTGATTTTGCTAACGTGGATGGTTTTTTGAACATTGGATCATTTTTTGTAAATAAACAAGCATTTGCTAAACTAACCAATTCATCAAAAGTAGATAATGAAGGGACTAAACTATCCATTGCTCCATCAACACTTTTTTCAAAATTTCTAATAAGAGCATGAGGAGACCATCCAGTCACACTTGCTATTCCTATTTTTAAAGCTTTTAGTTTTGCATCTAATTGTTGTTCTGCGGCAGTTAGTTGATTCATTCTTGTATCAAATTCAGAAGTCAATTTATTACAAAATCCTTTTTTAATTAATGTTGCCATTTCTAAAATCCCTTCTTATCTATCACCATTAGGAGTTGCCCCAGTTGCATCGGTAGCCGAACCTGCAGCTCCACACATTTCATTAACTGCAGACCCATCTAAATTAACAGGACCTCCGGCTAAATTATTAATATTTCCAGAAGCTTGTGAGTTTACATTTCCGCCAGCTTTAATATTTACGTCACCACCAGAAGATAAATTAATATTACTTCCAGCTTTTAAATTAATGTCATCAGTTGCTTTAATAAAAATATTACCATTTGATTTTAAATGAATATCTGACTGAACTGATATTTGTAGTTTTTGATTTTCAATATCAAAATTTATGTAATCTCCTTTATGACTTCTTATTAAAACTTTTTCTTTTCCTGATCTTTCATCAATTAAAATAGATGTTTGATTTCCATCAATAGTATAAACTGATGCAGTATCTCCAGATGGTGGACTAGATATTTGTCTTTTCTTCCCAGTAATCTCAACTCTTTCATCATCAGGATCGTCTGATATTACTATTGTTCTTCCAGAATGACTTTTATAAATAACCCACTTTTTTTGCGGATTACTCCCGACTTGACATTCAGGTAGAATTTTTGTATTTTGTAAATTGAGACCGCCAAGATAGTAGGGTCTGTTTGGATTTCCGTTTTCAAAAAAACACCAAACGTAAGATCCAATAGGTGGGATATAACAAGTTCCTGAAAAGTGATGCTCAGAATTTCCGTCTGAATTTAAACCAGATATTGGATTATTTGCTGGGAGCGCAAAAAGTCCTTTACTCTCAGGAATTTTTGGCATAATATCTGGCAACCAAACTTTAACTCTTCCAAATTGTTGAGGATCTTTATTATCTACAACTTTTGCTCTATAAAATCCTGTTAGTTTTGATTTATCCTCTTTTTTCTCATCTGCCATTCTTTCACATCCTCTATTTTTTGAAGATTAATTTTGAAATTTCTATAATTCTAGCAAAACTATCCTCGTTATATTTTGAAATGAATGTATTAATTATATTTGAGCCTTTCATACTTATGCATACCATTATACTAATAAATCTTGATAAATCTTCTAAAGCTGGAATAAAACTTAAACCAGTGACTTTATATGTTCTATTTAAAAAAGAATATTTATCTATTCCTGACATTACCCCAAAATTAGATAAAGATTTTATAAAATTTTCAATATTAGAAAAATCATAAGTATCTAAATCTTTTTCAATTTCACTATAATCAAATCCAGATGATGCACCGGCTAGTCTATAAGACTTTTTTCCGGTTATTCCAAAAAATGCAGATAATATATAACAATTAACTAAAAAATTTAATTCAGTTATTCTATTTGAATATGTTGCTAACAAACCATATTGTTTACCAAATAAACCAATCAACATACATAAGAAAAAACCAGAAATTACAGAAAAATAATTATCTTTTACTTTAATTTTATTATTAACTAAACTAGAAAATAAAATTCCATAAACCATTTGTGTATATAAATTTTTTGGATCTGGTTCTGTTGAATAAATATCGTCAACATTGAATGGAGATAAATTTAAAACTATTTGTTTAGTTGGTCTATTATATGATACATGTAAACTATATTCGGGAAGATTTATAACAGCAACCTGTTTTCTCTTTTCTAAATCAGAAATCATAGAATAAACTTTATCTTTTGAAAAATGATTAATTCTATTTTTATTTAATTCTAAAACAACAAATACTTTTCTAGGACCTCTATCTATTGAATATTTTTTAATTTCAGACGCGGATAAATCTAAAATGTTTGGAATACCTTTTAATAATGAAAATGTTTCCTTAACTACCATTCTATTTTCTCCAAACTATCTGTATTTGATTTCTTAGAAAATTTATCATTGCATATTTCTATGATTGATTCCATGGTTGGTAAAACTACCGTTGTTATATCAAAATCCTCTGGAGAAAATACACCATTAACATACATTAATAAATATTCAAGAGTTACTATACCATATTGGTCATATGAAAGTAACCAAGGTTTTCTAATATATTTTGGATCTAAGTCAACTTCAACTGAATGTTTTAATAAATAAAATAAATTCTTTTCAATTGTCCATAAAGATGGAGATGTAAATGTATATAAACCATTTTCAGTTTGATATCGATTACCCATAAAGTCAATATCAAGAGGCATCCTGATTCTTTGTCTAGCCTCGTTGTCTATAGTTATTGACATTTATTTTATAGCCTCCCGAAAAGCTGGATAATCATCCGCTGACCAATTACAATTTGATTCAGTTATCGATAATCTGCTATTAATAGTTTCTAATTCATCTTCATCTAAATACTTTGAATATTCTTCCAAATATGCATTATAATTACCTTTAATTAATGATCTAGGAATATTTAAAAAACCATTATGATATTTTTCATGAATGGAATTAATTAATACTGTAAATCCAACACAATTTTTGAAATGTAATTCTATAGCTTTTGTGCATATATCAAAGCTACAAAAAGGTTCTTCTTTTTCTAATTTTTCATTTACCAAAGATTTAACTATAGAGAATAATGTAACTGGGTGATGATGTATTTCAGTACTACATTGATCCGATCTTTCTTCTGTTATTGCACAACTCTGAATTTGAAGAACATCTGTAATATAATTTCTCCATAATCTATATTCTAAACATCCTCTGATTAATTTTTCACAATTTTTAATAAATTTATTATAATCAGCTTCACCTTCAAAAGTTTGAATTCTCAAAGATAAATTAAATGGATAATTGTCACTATATAGTTCCAATCTTTCTATGTTACTTTTAATTTCCTCTTCCATTTTTAAGAGATCCTTTTTAAGTAATCATTTAATATATTTTTTGCTTCACCAAAAACTCTTTTTGAATTTACAGATAATTTGAAGAATGGACTTGCAGCCTTTTTAACATCCTCTAAATTATCATAAACTTTTCCATAATCTTTTCCTAAACTAGAATATATAAATTGATATGGTGTTGACGAACACAAACCATGAA